AAGTGTCTCCTGAACCACCTATTGAACCTGAAATGGCTGAAGGTTATGATAGTTTAAATGATGCTTTTGATGATTATTTTGGGGGGTCATTTGCCGCTCAAAGTTCTAAAGGATTAAGAAGTGAGATGGGTGAAGAGGAAGAATATTATAAAGAAAGAAGAAATAGACATTTTTATCCTGAAGTAGATAGTTTTGAACATGGAACATTTTCAGAATCAAGCGTTGATAAAGTCCTTTCCAAATACTTTATTTTAAATGAAAACGAACAAAAAAACTATCAAGAAGAAAAAAATAAAAAAACAAATATTACACACAAAAATAGTAAACAAAATATAGTTAAACTTGCAGAATCTAAAGAACAATTAGAAACCGCACTTAACTATATTGATAAAAACCCAAGAGTAAGAATGGTAGGAATATCAAATAAGGGGAATTTAATTTTTAAAGAAGGTATTAATCAAGTTTCTATTACTAAATTAGGTAGAATTATATGAATCATTTAATTTACATAAATGGTTTGGGCCCTAATTACAAAGGGGATAACATTTATGAATTTATTTTTTCTAACACTTTAGAGGTTTTTGGTGAAAATTGGGAATCTAAACCAGCAAATGGTTACCCTTCTCCTCCTGACATAGAATACATTAAAAAAGTGGGAACATTGATTAATGAAAATATACAATTTGATTTGGTTCAAGAATCAGATGTTTTTTCAATTATAGACTCAATGGACACAGTAATTGCGTTAGGGTGGGAAAAAGAAAATGATGAAAAAGATTTTTCTTTAATTAAAAGATTAGTTTTTAATTTTGGAGAATCCGAAGAAAGTGTTAAAAACAAACTATATGAAAGAGATATAGTATTAGAATTTGAAAAGGATGTTGTTTATGAAAAATAAAAAAAATATTTTGTTTTTGGTTGAAAATGGTTTATCATCAAAAGTTATTGGTAAAATGACTGATAATCAAGTTAAAGTTTTGGTTGAGAAATTCAAAAAATCTGAAGAAAAGGAAGCGTTCGAAAAAGTTACAATTCCATCGCAAACACAATTAAAAGGTAGTTTAGCTGATTTGGCACAAACAGGTGTTGATGTAAAAGATGGTAATGTAAAATATGATCAGGCAAGTGGAATGGTAACTGTAGTAACAAAAGAAGGTGAAGTTACTGAAGATGTTACTGTTGATAAAAATAATGCAACTGCCGGTGAAATATCACAAGATCCACATCAAGTGCAAGCACCTGACGGAATGGATGATTTAGGTGATGCAACAATAGATAAAGAAGAAGATCTTGCAACCGAAGGTGAGATAAATGAAAAATTTGATTCAAAAGCACAACAAGGTTTATTTTGGGCTCGTTGTAATAAATGTTCAGACAAAAAATGTAAATGGTGTAAAATGGCTAAAGAATTCTCAGATTCAACATCTAAGAAAGATTACAAAAAAATGCCTGAAAAAATTCACCCTGAAAAAACCGTTAAGGACAAAAAAAAGAAAACAAATGAAAATTTAGAAAAATTTTTAGAAAAAAAAATCTCAGAAATGGTAGACAATAATATTGACGCAAAAATGTCAAAAAAGGATCTAATTGGGGCAGTAAAAAAAAAGTCTAAATCTATGATTATTCGTAGACCAAAAAAAATGACAATGTTTTCAAAGGAAGCTCCTATGGAATTACCAATAGCAAAAATGTTTTCGATAGGAAAAAAGTAGTCTTTACAAGAAAAAACTTGAATTGATATTTATATCATATGGGACTAACTAAAGAACAGGTAATGATTGAATATGTGAGATGTATGCAGGACACCCCATACGCACTTCGTACATATCTACAAACTTACGACAATACAGTATCACAATATGTTCCATTGGAATTATTCCCGGATCAGGTTTCTTTATTAAAAGACTATGAGGAATTTGAAGAGAACATTGCATTAAAATATCGTCAAGCGGGGGTATCAACAGTAACCGCGGCTTGGGTATCAAAAAGATTGGTATTTGCCAAAAAAACACAACCTGAAAAAATTCTTATTATTGCAAACAAATTAGACACATCTATGGAGATGGCTAATAAGATTCGCGCGTTTGTTAGTCAATGGCCAACTTGGCTTGGTGTTGGATTTTCGGTGGATAAAAATTCACAAAGACACTACAAATTAACTAATGGGTCCGAAGTAAAGGCGGTTGCAACCTCAAAAGATGCACTTCGTGGATTTACACCAACTATTCTTGTTTTTGATGAGGCCGCGTTTATTGAGGCCGATAGTGACTTTTGGCCTGCTTGTATGGCATCCTTATCCACAGGTGGTAAGGTAATTGTTGTTTCTACACCAAACGGATATGATCAAATTTATTATGAAATATATGATCAATCATTAAAAGGGATGAATCAATTTAAAATTTCTGAGATGTATTGGTATAGAGATCCAAGATATTCAAAAGACCTTTATTTAGTCCCATCGGACGATATTGTTCATTATCTATTAAATAAAGATAATTTTGACGAATCAAAAAATATTTCATTAGCACATACCGATCCTTACAAACGAGACTATGATGAAATGTCCCACTTTTTCAAACAAGGGTACAAACCATGTTCAAGTTGGTACGAAAAAATGGTTAAAAAACTCAAGTACGATAAAAGAAAAATTAACCAAGAGTTAAATTGTGAGTTTTTAGGGTCTGGAGATAATGTGTTTGATAATAAACAATTAGAAGAAATAAAAAATAATTCTTTACTTGATGCAACCACCAAACTTATGGGTAATTCCATTTGGCTTTGGAAAGAGCCTGTTGAAGGTCATAAATATATTATGGGTGTCGATGTGTCTAGAGGGGATAGTGAAGATTTTTCATCAATTCAGATTATTGATTTTGATGAAAGAGAACAAGTATTTGAATATGTTGGTAAGATTCCTCCCGATACTTTAGCTGAAGTTGCATATAAGTGGGGAATGATGTATAATGCGTTTGTTGTGGTCGATATCACAGGTGGTATGGGAATTACAACTGTTAGGAAAATGCAAGAACTTGGTTATAAAAATCTTTATGTTGAAGGAATTGATCCGTTTAACATTTGGGCTAACAATAAAACATCAGTAGAAAAAATACCGGGGATTAACTTTAATAACAAAAGAGTTCAAATTATTGCGGCGTTTGAGGAATGGATTAGACATAAATTTAAAGTAAGAAGTGTTAGACTATATAACGAAATGAGTACATTCATTTACATGAATGGTAGGCCTGACCACCAAAAAGGGCACCATGATGACCTTATCATGGGCATATCCATGGCAATTTATATTGCAGAATCATCATTCTCAAAGTTAGAAAAGGCAACAGAACAAGCAAAATCATTAATTAACTCTTGGGCGGTTGTGAATAATGAAGCTGTCGGTAGAGAAACTCATTTTGACCCAGTAATCCCAAATCAAAATGTTATGAATGAAAGATATGGATTAAATAATAATGGCGCATCAAAAGAAGACTATCAAAAATATGGTTGGTTATTTGGTGGTTTAATGAAATAATAAAATGGGACTTAATATTAGACCGGTATCTGCTAGAATATCAAATGGATCAAGGATGATTGTAAATGGTCAACCAACAACAGGCGTAAAAGTTTTTCCTGTGACCTTTTTAAAAAAAACCAATCCATATCAATTTAAATCTTCTGATTTTATAAATAAACCTGTAAGTGGTTCTACTGGGAACTAACTATTGAAATATTTATATCTATAGTTAAATTTTTAATATGGAAAATAATAATCAAAATCTAACGGTTTGGCAAAGGTTGGCAACAACTTTCGGTCCTAATTCTACATTAGGTCAAGGTCAACCTGATTATAAGTTAGATAAAAAAGAAATTTTAAAGACTCAAGATAAAGCTGAATATGAGAAAGCTAAATTGCAAAATCAGCAATCTCTCTATTTGAGCACTAATTGGGCAAAGGTTGAAAATAATTTATACACTCAGGCAATATATTACGAACCAACAAGATTGGCGGCATTTTATGACTATGAGTCTATGGAATACACACCCGAAATATCAACCGCTCTTGATATATATTCAGAAGAGTCAACAACGCCCGATCAAAACGGTTATGTTCTCCAAGTTTATTCAGAATCTAAAAGAATTAAAAGTATTTTAGTTGACTTATTTGTCAATACATTAGATATTAATACCAATTTACCAATGTGGATAAGAAACATGTGTAAGTATGGTGATAACTTTGTGTATTTAAAATTAGACCCAACAAAAGGAGTAACTGGTTGTTTACAGTTACCTAATATTGAGATTGAAAGATTAGAAAGGGGTATAGACGCTAGAACTTACAGTGCAACAATAAATGTTAATAGAACAGCACTAAAATTTGCGTGGAAAACAAGAGACGCGGAATTTAATACTTGGGAGGTCGCTCACTTTAGATTATTAGGTGATGATAGAAAACTTCCTTATGGAACATCGATGTTAGAAAAAGCTCGTCGTATTTGGAAACAATTAGTTTTATCTGAAGATGCAATGTTGATCTATCGTACATCAAGAGCCCCTGAAAGAAGAGTATTTAAAGTTTTTGTTGGTAACATGGATGACAAAGATGTAGAAGCATATGTACAAAGAGTTGCAAACAAATTTAAAAGAGATCAAGTTGTTGATAAAAAAACAGGAAATGTTGATTTAAGATTTAACCAAATGGCGGTAGATCAAGATTACTTTATTCCTGTTAGGGATGCTACTGCAACTAACCCAATTGATACATTACCTGGTGGAACCAATTTGTCTGAAATTGCAGATATTGAATACATCCAAAAGAAATTAGTTACGGCACTTCGTGTTCCTAAAGCATATTTAGGTTTTGAAGAAGTTGTTGGTGATGGTAAAAACTTATCATTACTTGATATTCGTTTTGCAAGAACAATTAATAGAATTCAAAAATCTGCAATTGCGGAAATGAATAAAATAGCAATCATTCATTTATTCCTTATGGGGTTTGAGGATGAATTATCAAATTTTACATTACAACTTACAAATCCGTCAAAACAAGCGGATTTATTAATGATTGATGTTTGGAAAGAAAAAGTTTTATTGTATAAAGATATGGTTGCGGAAGTAGCAAAATCAATACAACCTACATCAGCAACTTGGGCCAAAAAACATATTTTTGGTTTCTCAGATGATGAAATTAAAAATGAATTATTACAAATAAGAATGGAAAGAGCGGTTTCAGCAGAACTTGATAATACCGCAACAATCATCACTAAAACTGGTATATTTGACACTGTGGATAAGTTATATAAAACAGTTACAGGAGGAACCGCACCTGCAGGAGCAATAGGCGGAGAAGGAGGGGCACCGCCACCACCAGAAGGAGGAGATTTTGGAGGAGCGCCACCACCGGGACCTGAAGCGGGAGCACCACCACCAATTCCTGAATCAGTAAGAAGAGAAAAAAATAAATTAATATTAGAGACCACAGGAGACGATTTTGATGAAGATGATTTTTTAGATTTTCAAAAAATGAATGGTTCTTTAGGTTTAATTGAAAATGAACTTTCTAAACTTTTAAGTGACTAGTATTTATTGTCATGAGTAAATTCAAAAATCTTACTGAAAAAAACATGAGGTTCTTTTTAAAAAGGATGAATAATAATATTGGAGATTATGGTCGACCAAGAGAATTAGTTTCGGGGGCTAATCAAAAAATAGTTAAAGACATTTTAGATGATATTGGAATGGTGGCCGAAACCAAAGATTTACAATTTATTTTTTCGTTATACCGAATGAATCCTAATTATGAAATTGAACCAATTAAAATTCCTGAATTACACACTTACGAAATTATTACAAAAAGATATGCAACAATTAGTATTAAAGAATTATGGAAAACAACGGTTGAGAATTACTTAGAAGATGAGAACGATGTTCAAGAGTTTATGGATTGGTTTGATAATCCAGATTGGTGGGAGGGTGAAATAATTGACAGAGATGAATATGATGAAGAAACAACTGACACCGATATTGATGAAATAAACAAAATAAGTTGATATTTATAAGAAAATTAGAAAAATGAAATTTGGAGAGTTAAAGTCAAAAATTGATACTTATTTAGTTGAGTCATATAAGAAAAATAAACTTAAGGATAGTTTATTTGTTTTTGAGCAGTTGGTATTAAAAAATAAAAACATCTCAAAAATATTTTTTCTTTATGACGAGTTATCAGAAAACAAAGGATTAAACGAATCTGTTGCTAACGAGTTTATTTACGAATCTATAATTGCATATGAAAACCTTTATAACAAAGTACAACCATCAAGTTTAAAAGAATTAAAATCTTGGATTGGTCATGTACAATGTAAAAACAAATATCAAGAAATAGACAATCTTTTTTCATCAAATATTTTGACTTTAGAAAGTAAAATTAAAAGTAAAAAAGTTTTAATTGAAGGTTTGAAAAAACAAAAATTAGTTAAAAAAGAAACATTTAAAGTTCCTTTAAATACTATGGTTAAAATTGCAAACAGAACTGTTGAAAATTTTATTGAGTCATTAACTGAAAGTGAAAAAAAGGAATTGAACTCTATATTAAATTCGCCAAAAGAAAAAATCCAAGAAAATTACAATAAAGAAAAAGAGTTGGTGTTAGAAACACTTTCAGGAAAAAAAGAAAATGAGAATGACGGTGAAACAATCAAAACGATTGATCAAGTTATTGAAAAAATACAAACAGAGTCTTTTTCAGAAATTAATTACCTCAAGTTAAAAAACTTGAGAAAGGGACTCTAATCCTTTTGAGATTTAATTCTCTGAATATAAACGGCCTTTTTATTTTCTTCTCTTTTAATTACAGATTTTTTTGTGAACTCTTTTCGATTAAAAAGAATTGCATTTTGTTTTGTTCTAATAAGTTTCCCTTTTAGCTCCTTGATGGCCTTTTCTATATTACCTTTTTTTACTTCTACTAATAGCATTATTTTTTGGGTTGTTGATATAAATATAATAATTCGTTACAATTATATAAAAATAAACAGTTCAGAGATGAAAAATTTTTATGAAAAAAGGAAAAACGGTAAAATTGAACGGGTACAGATCGTTCAAATCCCAATTTGGTACAATTGATGCCACAAATTTAAAATCAATATTTTTAAATATTCAAACTTGGGTAGAACCAAAAGAAGAGGTTGAAAATTGGAATAGAGTCATATTGAATATGACAAGAAATGTAAAACACTCAGTCTTAGAAAATATAAACAAACAAACTTTTGATACAAAGTTTATTGTTGACTTAGACTTAAGAACAAGTGGCATACAATTAAAAAAGAAATCTTTTATGAATTTAGAAATAAATTTATTTTTAATAGAACCATTAGATTTCAAATCCCCAAAATTAAAAAAACAAGTTAAGAATCTTATTAAGTCTGTGTATGGAGATGTTTTAAGTAAAAACAAATATTTTAAGTTTTACTTGACAAAAATTGGAAATCAAAAGCCTGTTAAAAAAGAAACGGAAACTATTTAGTATTTATATATAAAAATATTAGATGGACGAACTAAAAATATTAGGACCAAGAGATTCTGGCCGTGGAATTCTTGTTGAGTACGATGCAGGGTATATAGACCCAAATGAAAGAAGAAATTTATCTATGATTAGAGAAAATCGAGATATGTTGGACCATTCAAAACCATTTGAATTTTATGCCGTATTACAGAAATATAATACTCCTAACAGAAACGGAAGAATTTATCCTGAAAAGATTCTTAAAAGAGAATCCGAGAACTATAAAAAACTAATACAAAAAGGAACCGCCCTTTCTGAGTTAAACCACCCTGAATCATCTCTAATAGATTTAGATAGAGTATCTCACGCTATCACCGATATATGGTGGGAAGGACCTGTATTATTAGGTAAATTAAAATTACTTACAAGTCCTGGTTTTCACGAAAGAGGTATTGTATCAACAAAAGGAGATTTGGCAGCAAACTATTTAAGACAAGGTGTGACATTGGGTATATCTTCTCGTGGTGTTGGATCACTTAAAAAAGTTGGGGAACAAAACGAAGTACAAGATGATTTTGAATTAATTTGTTTTGACTTAGTATCATCTCCGTCAACGCCAGGGGCTTATCTTTTTAAAGAACCAAACGAAAGATTGGGTTTTGAGGATAATCTTGATGAGGAGAAAAAAATGAATGCTGATAGACATATTGGAGCAACTGGATCAAAATCGCTTGACTTAATGAATAGATTATCCGATTATTTAGATAAATAAAAAAATTATGGAAGAAAAGTATTTTATCGCAAAAATCACAACTGACATGCCTGATGAGAATACAGGTAAAGTTAAAAAAATTAGAGAAGAAAAACTTGTAAAAGGTTATTCACCGACTGATGTAGAGGCAAAAGTCACAAAAGTTTATGAAAATTATTCTATGGATTGGAGGATCACTTCAATCGTCGAATCAAAAATTGATGAGGTTATAGAAAATTAAAACTCAAAAAATTAAATAGAAAGGGAAAGGAACAAAAAATTCTTTTCCCTTTTTTTTTGTTTAAAATTGTCGCAATACGAATTTTTTTTAAAAAAGTGAATATTTATTAGAAAACTAATTAAAAAAATTATGAGTTATAACAAAAATGTAGTGGAAGACGCTCTTTTCCAAATCAAGAATTTGGAGGAGACACTTCAAGAAAACGCAAAAGGAATACTTCAGTCAACGATGAGTGAAGAAATCAAACAATTGGTAAAAGAATCTCTTAGAGAACAAGATGAAGATGAGATTGAACCCTTAACACCAGACGCTGAAGAAACAGATATGGAAGACGACGAAATGGCAATGGACGACGACGATGAAATGGAAGATGATGAATTCGACATAGAAGACGACGAAATGGCTATGGATGACGATGAAATGGATGACGAGGACGATGAAATGGATGACGAGGACGATGAAATGGATGATGAAACCATTGACATGACAGACGCATCTGATTCTGAAGTTCTTAGAGTTTTTAAAGCGATGGGAGATGAAGATGGAATTATCGTAAAAAAAGAAGGTGGAAACATTCACCTTAAAGATGGCGAAGACGAGTACATGATACATTTAGGTGAATCTGAACTTGGTATGGAAACAAATGACTCATCCTATGATGGATTATCGGAATATGATGAATTGTATACTGGTCCA